CTCTTTACCGCTCATAGGACACACCATGGGAATGTTCACCAACACCCGTGTTCTTCAACCTCCTCAGAGGTTGCACGGGAAGACCTGGCGGCAAGTCTGGGATGCATCGATTGGCCGATACGGCCCGTTTGTGCAGCTGGACCCGCCGCTGGGTACTTATGGTGATTCATTCATGGGGAATGTGGCCAGACAGAGAGTTTATTCTTACCGTACTGGTAAGGATGAAGGTCAGTCAAGTCTCTTCGATCATGCTGAGACTTGGGGGGACGCTTGGTCCCTCATCGCTGAGGACTCGGAAGGCCTTCCACAAGGCGTTCTTAGTCCCCACGATACTGGCCACCCGTTCGAGATGGAGCGCTGGGCTTTGACCCATGCGACCCACCGCGAATTCACGGGACGTGTTGATGCTAACCCCAATGGACCGAGATACCGTTACAGCGGGCACATGGTGCCCGTCAGTAACAATGGTATGCCGGACTTTTTGGTTGGCCTTTCGTCGTATAATCCCGTTTGGTATGGGACTAAAGCGATTGAGGCCACAGCACCGACAAGCTCTGATCTGGACCTTGCCGTCTCGCTCGCCGAGCTGAGAAGGGAAGGTTTTCCGGCGCCAGGCTCCGCTTCGCGCGGAGATGCCGCTGGAGAGTACCTCAATTACGAGTTCGGTGTTAAACCACTGATCTCGGACCTTGAGGCACTTATCGACGTTACAGCACGCTGGAAAAGCATGCTGCAACAGTACTTGAGAGATTCTAACAAGACTGTTCGTCGATCTCACACATTCCAGACTGAAGTTAAGGAAGATGTTTTGCCGGGTTATTCCGTGGGGAGAATTCTCCCCGTGACTAACTCGACGGCACCTTCCACTATCTTCAGCAACAACCATGGCGGGAATACGGTCTCGATCCTAACAAATCGCCGCACTTCCAGACGAATCTGGTTTAACGGCGCCTACGTATACAACCTTGATAGTAGTATACCTGGGATGTTGGGAAAGGTCCAAGAGTTGGAGCAACAGCTCCGCTACCTCACCGGCATTAAAGTCGATGCGGAAGTCGCTTGGAACCTGACACCGTTTTCCTGGTTGGCAGACTGGAACGCCAACATTGGTACGAATATCGCCAATGCCTCGCGTTTCAGTAACGACGGTCTCGTTTTGAAGTATGGGTACATTATGGCCCACACTACATCCGTGATCGAGCAAACTGCCATTCATTCGAATGGCGTGTTTACCGCCCGTTACCTCTATGAAAAGAAGGAACGGGCTCGTGCCAACCCCTATGGGTTCGCTTTGGCGACCAGTTCATATACTGATCGTCAATGGGCTATTCTTGGAGCCCTCGGTTTAACCAAGGCCTTCAAGACGCTAATATAGCAGTTAGCCCATGACCGGAGTACTTTTTGTACTCACACACCAAAGGAGAAACGCTCCATGCTTACCGATCCTCAGTCTGTGACCATTTCCGGCACCGCTCACTCGCTTCCGCGAGTTAGTAGTGATGGTAGCGGTTCTCGCTACCAGAATGCCGACGGCACCGTGACCGTTAGCGTGTCTCACGCTAAGGGTCGCGGCAATCGTAATCGCCGCGTCATCCGGATTGATCACAAGAAGGTCGCACCCGACCCGCTCTTCCCGGCGCAGAACACCCCGTACGAGTTTTCCTCGTTCATGGTGTTCGACGTTCCGGGTACGGGCTATACGATCGCTGAGCAGAAGGCCATTGTTGATGGCTTTGTTGCCGCGCTTTCGGCTAGTTCGGGAGCTCTCATCACCAAGATTCTCGGTGCTGAGAACTGACCTGATCGGGTCCCTCGGGGTGGACGGTTCTTCCGTCCTCCCTGGGGGCCCTCCCATCTTCACAGATGGGACCGCTGTTGGTGTTCTGGAAGCTCTTCTCAAGGTTATCCTTGAGTTCACGAGCTTCTGGATTACCACCTTCGGGACCTGAGCGATCTGGTCTCTATAGACCAGCATGGAGCAAGGATTACACAAGCCCACCTATAAAGGAGAGCAGTGTATGAAAAGCCCCATGTTTCTCATGCGGTATGTTCTCGAAGATATCGAGAACGAGTGTGGCATCAGCACCACTCGTGATCTCAAAACGATCACGAGTAGGTTCGACCGCGAGGGGTTGTCGTTTTTGACGATTACCCTAGCGAACTTTGGGAAAGACTTCGAGAGAAGTCTCGACCAAGGTTACGTTGACGACTCAGCCTTTCAGGGTTTCTCCCGTAAGGCAGGTCTCCCGAGATTCCTCTCAGGTTTCCTTAGTCTCGTGTTCGAACCTTCTAGCGGTGTGTTGCTCGACTTTCCCTCTATTGCCGCAATCCGTAGTATCCGTCAGATTACTCTGATGTTTGCTAAGATTGAAATGCCCTGCACTCTTGCAAGGCAAACTAAGGCACTAGAAGGGTATGTTGAGTGTGAGAAGGAAGTCCACGCGTCTGATGCGTCGCGCGATCCTGTTCTTTTGGACAGGCTCGCCGAAATCTCAGCGCGACTCTGGGGACCAGCGCTTGCCCAGTTGGAGAATGATCTCTTTTCTGGTGCTTGGGCTGCTCCTTTTCGTCACGGGTCTGGCCAGACTGCTAATCGTAAGATTGGCAACTCCAAGTTCGACACTTGGGTCTGGACAGAGCGACTGGAGTCCGTCTTCCCCTTTGGGGACTACGCTCTTCCAAGTGCTAGATACTCTATGGAGTATCTACCTTATGTGGACTACCTCGAACCCGGGCGAGAGCTTCCTGTCAAGGTAGTTCTCGTTCCTAAAACGCTCAAAACGCCTCGAGTTATCGCCGAAGAGCCCAGCTGGAACATGTTCGTCCAGCAGGGACTCCTGGCATCACTCAAGGAGGCAATCGAAGGTGTTTCTCACCTTCGAGCCTTGGTCGGATGGGACGATCAGGTTCCTAACCAGGACCTTGCTCGTCTCGGGTCTCTTGAGGGTAACCTAGCTACGCTAGACCTCAGCGAGGCGTCCGACCGCGTTTCGAATCAGCATGTAATGGCCCTGCTTCGCAGGTTCCCCCTCCTCTCGGAGGCGGTCCAGGCCTGTAGGTCCACGAAGGCTGATGTAGATGGTCAGATCATTACGAACCTGGCCAAATTCGCGTCTATGGGTTCGGCTCTTACGTTCCCGCTCGAGGCAATGGTGTTTCTTACCATCATTGTCTACGCGCTGGAAGAAGAGTCCAACACACGACTGTCGACGAAGGATTATAAATCCCTAGTCGGCAAGGTGCGCGTCTACGGTGACGACATTATTGTCCCCGTAGACAAAGCCGAGTCCACCGTGGCAGCCCTAGAGGCTTTTGGCCTCAAGGTAAACCACAGCAAGAGTTTCTGGACTGGTAAGTTCAGAGAATCTTGTGGAAAGGACTATTACGCTGGTGAAGATGTTTCAATCTTCAAGATGCGTAAACTGTTCCCTTCAGGTGGACCAGGCGCTCACCGGCGAGAAGCACCAGAGATCGAGGGTCTTTACAACCTCCGGAACCAGGCCTACTGGCATGGTTACTGGATTGTTGCTAGACGTCTCGACAAGGTGATCCAAGACTTGAGGTTTCCGAACCCTAATGTCTTGGTTACTTCGCCCGTGATGGGGCGGAACAGTGTACTTGGATATTCAATCTCCAAGATGCACGAGGATCTACAAGTCCCCTTGGTTAGAGGATTTATGGATTCCTCCAGTTCACCGAAAAACTCCGTGAACGGTGTTCCTGCTCTGTTTAAGTGTCTCTCAAAGGTTTCGGACAAGCCGTTCGAAGACCCTCGGCACTTGGAGCGTTCTGGACGC